AATGGCGATTCCAACAACCCTACTGGTGGTATCGCTACCGAGAGTACAGGCCGTGAGGTGACCGACCCGAACTTCTATCTGAACGATGTCGACAAACGTATCATCAAGATACGCCCAATGTCAACACCTATCGACCAGATTAGCCGTTACGCCAAGTCATCCAACACCGACTCAATGATTGTGAAGTACTACACTGTAGGTACTCGCGAAATCAAGTGTGTAACAAATGCAGAGGTAGCTAAGCAGACAAGCGGTGCATCAGTAGCTCTCCCAGTGTCAGACCCGAACATGTTTACCCTCGATGATACAATTCGTGTGGTAGGTGTGAAGGCAGTCTACAAGGAGAACGGCAGCAAGTACGACGAGTCAACAGAGGTTGTTCCTGACCTCGTGCTCTGTGTATGTGGTAAGGACCCATCAACCAACGTTCCTACCGTGTACGCCGTTAATGGTGAGCTCGACGCATCAACAAAGCAGGCTATCTACGTTCCGGCAATCCCGAAGGGTACAACCCTCATCCGCATGGGTAAGGCCTGCGGTGAGCTCGACGTACAGACAGGTCGTTTCAACAACAACCCGACACCCGAGGAGCAGTACTGTCAGAACTTCATGATCCAGGTAGAGCAGTCTACATTTGACAAGATTGCCGCTAAGGAGGTAGACTGGAAGTTCAGCGACCTCGAGGAGGATGCAGTATACGACATGCGACTCGCAACAGAGAACACCTTCCTCTTCGGCGATAAGAGAAAAATCAAACACCCATCAAAGGACGGCATGCTCACATGGTTCACCGGTGGTATCTGGTACATGGCAGGCAAGGACATCGAGGTTGGCGAGTGGGATGCAGACAAGAAGGTTGCTGTTATCTCTGACGAGAATCTCGTTGACATCGCTAAGGACTTGTTCGTTGGTACAGGCGTAGGCAACAAGCGCAAGGTATTGCTTTGCGGCTCTGACATGCTTGCAGCCTTCTCAAAGATTAAGTCTGAGAAGTTCCGTCTGAAGGACGTTGTCGACGTTTGGGATTTGAAGTTCAAGAGCTGGGACACAGACTTCGGTGAGATTCTGACAATCCATCACGAGCTGTTTGACCTCAACGGCATGTCCGATTGTGGCTTCGCTCTCGATCCAGAGTATCTCCAGAAGAAGACACACATCAGCTGGACACGCAACATCCTCGACTTGAAGACAGCAGGTGTACGCAACACCGAGGCAGCAGTCCTTCAGGAGGTATCATGCTTGTATCTGCGCTACGCTAAGGCTCACGCACGCTTGCGTCTTGCACAGGCTCCGGCAGAGGCAGCAGCTGAGGCATAGTGTAAAAACTGAGAATTAATAAGAAGTATAACCAAGGGTGGGTGGCAAGTAACCACCTACCCTTTTATTTTTAAATATCATGTCTACAAAAACATACAAATCAGGAACGTGCCTCCACATCAACGTATATAACGCAGCAAAGAAGGCAAACATCCACGTATCATTCGACCCAATCTCAGGCGGTGGCAGCAGCTATACCACCGATAAAGAGGATATTCAGAAGGCACTCGAGACGCACAGAGGCTTCGGCAAGCTCTTCGCATTGATTAAGACAGAGGAACCAGCAGCGGCAAAGACAGAGGGCACAGACGAGACAGCAGCGCCCGAGGCTGAGGCAGAGACTCAGACAGTGGAGACCAAGACAGAGATTGAGGTATCTGACTTCGCAGAGGCGAGAGACCTCCTTGCTGACAAGTTCGGCATCAGCCGCACAGCACTCCGCAGCAAGGCGGCAGTAGCCAAGGCAGCCGAGCAATACAACATTGAGTTTATCTATAAATCTGAGTAAGGATGGAGGCAGACAACAAACTCCTTGTAATGCTCATTATCCTTTTCGGCATCTATGTAGAGGTATTGCTGATGATATTCGCAGACCTTTGGAGCGGCGTCAGGAAGGCTAAGCGACGTGGGGAACTACGTACCTCAACAGGTTACAAGCGCACCATCGACAAGATTGCACGATACTTCAACGCACTAATAGCGCTGACAATCATTGACGCGATGCAAGCGTCAGCGATATGGTACCTTGATACCTACTATGGTTACGCCATCCCGGTCATACCTATTGTATCAGTAATCGGAGCGATAGGCATCTCACTCGTTGAGATAAAGAGCATATTCGAGAATGGCAGCGACGACGAGAAGCACCAAGCCGAAGAGGCGGCGAAGCTCGGCATCGAGATTGCCAAGAACATTAAGAACCCGGAGGAGATTGGCAATGCCGTTCTGAAATACCTTAAACTTACGGAGGAAGAAAACCATGAAAGCAAGTGATAAGCTATTATCAGTGATCAGGACATTCGAGGGCTTGAACCTCTCGGCATATAAGTGTCCGGCAGGAGTATGGACGATTGGCTATGGCCATACCAAGGGCGTGAAGCCCGGGCAGATGGTGACGATAGCACGTGCAGAAGAGCTCTTGGAGGAGGACTTGAAGGTCAGCGAGAAATACGTTGACTCCCTCGGGCTGAAACTAACACAAGGACAATTCGACGCACTTGTGGACTTTTCATTCAACCTCGGCAGCGGCAAGCTGGCGGCTTCTACCCTACTGAAGAAGATACGCAAGGGCGCAGATGCCGAGTCTATCCAGAGCGAATTTAAGAAATGGGTGTACTCGGGCAGCAAGGTAATGCCAGGCCTCGTACGCCGCAGAGAGTGGGAAGCATACAGATGGACCGCAGAAGACTAATTATTCTCTTGTTCATAGTAATACTGTTCGTATCGTGCCGGAGCGTGAAGTACGTTCCGGTCGAGCGAACGGTCACAAGGACAGAGACCACGGTAGATACGATTGTGGAGTACAAGATTGTGCAGAGCCGCGACAGCGTGGCGACACAAGACACAGCCTCGTATCTTGCCAACGATTACTGCTACTCATGGGCAGTGATAAGAGACGGAGTGCTGCATCACTCCCTCGTGACGTTCCCGAAGGTGATACTCATCGACGTGCCTAAGACGGTGATAGAGACGACAGTCAGTGAGCCTAAGATAGTCACCGTGGAGCGAGAGAAGACATTCTGGGAGAAAGCAGAGCTGACAATGCTGAGGCTATGGTTCGTGCTCTCCCTTATAGCGATGGGCGGCTACGCTGCTTATCGACTGATAAAACGATACAAGAATAAGGAGTAACAATGTTAGAGAAAGTAAAGGCAGGACGAATATTGCGTGACGTGCGTGTTGCAATCGACATGAATTGCAAATCATCACCACTCACCGAGCTGGGAGACACAGACGCTCTCGGCGTGGACGACATTATAGCATCGAAGATTGTGGACGGCATAACAGCCGTGGAGCGCAAGGCGCCACTATGGATGCTCGATGCTACAAAGAGCGTGGACGACGCAACGATAACATGGAACAGCATAAGACCATGGGGCTCTATATCCCTTCCGGAAGACTTCCTCCGACTTGTGAAGTTCAGAATGAGCGACTGGGATGCGGAGGTGACAGACCCCATCGACAGAAACTCACCTCTATATATACAGCAGAAATCGAAGTATGTGTGCGGCAATCCAGAGAGACCAGTGTGCGCCATCGTGCGCGACTCGACAGGCCATCGGCTGGAGTTCTACAGCTGCAACGACAATACGGCGACAGTCAGCGAGGCACTGTACAGACCTATACCGACTATTGACACAGAGGGAGGAGTGTATATCTCTACCCTTTGTTACAGGGCTGTAATCTACTACATAGCTGGGCTGGCACTCTCCACCGTGAGCGATACGGAGAACGCCAAGACAATGTTTGAACTTTCTGATACAATACTACTAAGCAAGTAACCAGATGAGCGACGAGAACGAAGAACTTGAATACCCTTCTGCAACATTCGAGGAGCCGGAGGAGGAGTACGACACATCCAGGCTAACGGATGATGGCGACGATGGCTCTGTGTCGTATGATGAGGTGGAGGATGATACAATCGACACCACGGGCAGCGACGACAGCGTACAGCAATTCCGCTCCAAGATAGACGACATCTACGAGTATATGGAGAAGTGGGACGACTATCTCGACCTGAAGGGCGATGTAGTTGCCAACTACGTGGAGGGCGACCAAGAGATTGAGCGCAGTCAGACAGTGGGCGGTAATCAAGTGGTGCGTGGCTCACAGCTCGTAGAACATGACCTCTTTGTCAAGGGTCATGTAATAGCAGGTGACATCTACGGAATAGACAAGCAGATAGATGAACAGATAGACGACAAGCTGGAGAACACCGTGGTGCCCAAGGCCAAGCACGCCGAGGAGGCAGACACGGCAGCAACAGCAGGCTATGCAGACGTGGCAGGCTATGCCACCTATGCAACAGGCATCGCCGACGGCAGCGACTATACAGATACTCTTATGGCTGCCATGAAGAGACTCTTTCTCAGCCGACTCGACGATGATACTGCCAACGGCCTTATCACCTTTATCGAAGGTCTTATCGCCAAGAAGGTAATCAAGGCTGAGGAGGGATTGCAGATTGGAGCCAACTACGTGGACGGCATGACGGGCGTGGGCGGATTCATAGACAAGTATGGCAACGCCGTGCTGGAGTCGGCAACCATCCGCAGAGAGCTGATTGTGCCCTACCTTGTGTATAACAGAACGGAGATTACCGTGGGTAACGACTGGGCAG